CAATCAAATGAAATTGCTCACTCTTCTTTTACCACTATATCTTTTGGCAGAAGACAAAGCAATGCTGTTCTTCAACGAAGAAACGATAAACTATCGTTTCAACTCTTCTACAGACAAAATCGATTATTCAAGCAGACTAAGATTTTTCAAGATCGATAATTTTAGTTCTGGCGTGATCATTCACTACAAATTCGAACCTACAAAAATATCTGAGATAACACAAACAACTCCAGATTCTCTCTTTTACATTAAATACAAATTTTAAACTTTCTTTTATGTAAATCACGTTATACTATGCTATACTAAATTCAAAGGAATGAGATGAAATTTTTTACTATCCTTTTAATTTCCATTAGTTTGTTCGGCAAACAATGCGTTGTATATGAAGAAGCGTTCGTTACTTCAGCAGACTTGTATGAAGATACAAAAAACTGTTACGACTTGAAATATAGCATCTTGAGTTTCAAGCAAATGATCCTCATGGAATGTGATATGGATCCAGATTATGTAACAATCATTTGGTATCTTCAAAATCAATATAATCAAAATTGCGAAAAATGAATTTCAATAGGAAATAAAAATGACACTTAATGAAATTGTAAAGAAAGCTGATGAAAAGCCAGAACTTGATCCGATTGTTTAAGAGCAAGCTGTAGTCCAGTTCAGGAAAGGGATCCAGAAGGGATCCAGAAGGGATCCAGAAAGGTTAAGATTTCTTTTAGCAATTGTATGGTATAATATGAATATCAATAAAGCAGGAGAAGAACAATGTCAGACTATATAGTAGCAGAAACAATCCTCTCACAAATCAAAGCTCTCGACCCTAGAGCTACATTGGCATGGGGTGCTAAAGAATTCATTGGTTTCACAGAATCTTCAAAAAATTTAGGCTCTCTTAGATTCAAAGCAACAAACAATCCAAATTTCAAAAGCATCTTCATCACAATCTCACTTGAATTCAATGATACATATACAATTTCTGCGTGGAAGATTGTCAAACATGAAGTTGTAGTGAAGACTAAACATTCTGATGTCTACTGCGATATGCTTGTAGATGTCATTGATTCAATTTTAGGATATACACGCTTGAAGAGTATAAAGCTATGAAAAAACAATTGTTAGCAGTAGACGTTGACTTAACTGTCGTTGATCCAGTCACCCATCCAACACATGGATGGGTAAAATGGTATCATGATCAAACTGGACATGATATCTATGAAGACGTAATCGGGAAGGAATTTCACTTGGACGACTTGATGCACAATCATCATGATCCAATGATTTTTTGGAAGAATCCTCATATGTACGATAAGCTTGAACCAATGCCAGATTCGGTTCGTGTTTTGAAAGCGTTGTCAGAAAAATATGCAATTGCTTTTGTCAGTCATTGTTATCCCGAACATCATCATTCGAAACATTATTTCCTAAAAAGACATTTTCCTTTCATGAGTGGATTTATCGACACGGGTGACAAACACTTGGTGCGTCCAGATGTGTTCATCGATGACTATGCAAAATATCTTCGTCAGGTGAAAGATTTCAATCCCGCTTGCAGATGTATCAAAATCAAATCATCGATCAACAAAGAATCGGATGATTTCGAATTCCTTGACTGGAACGAAATTTGGCTAGCTTTAAAATAAGCAGAAAGACAGCGTCGTTGAAAACGACAATCGAGTATATTTTATGGAAAAGGATAACTGATGAAGAAAAGAGACAGCGTAATTGCCGATTTAAAACAAAATGGATATGTAATCTTCCGCCATGCGATAGATGAACATGAAGCACAGAAAATCAAAAAAGATGCAATTGAGCTTCGAAATTTCTACAGCGAAGAGCTTGTTCAGGAACGTATGTTCTATCGCAGAGAGGGATCTCGCAATCGTCAAGGTGATGCAATCATGGTTACGGACAGTACTGGGGCGTCCCTTCCAAATCTGAATATCAATATCTATCCTGAAATCAGTAAATGGTTAGCAGTGTATAATGATATCATCGAAGCAGCAATCGGTCGTGAAGCTATGAAGCCAGCATACCGTCGTTCAATGATGAATATTCAACAATATTTTGAAAATAGTTTCGAGGTTGTTGATCATTATGATGGCGAATTCATTTCATATCACCATGAAAAGGATTCAATAACTGATGAAAATGTGTTGATGGTAGATAAGGCGTTGCTTCCACAATATGTAATGGTTCTCATTCTTGAAAATGAGAATGCAAACGGTAAGGGTACATACGTAAGAAAACATGATTCGGATGAACGTATCGATGTTGAACTGTTTGCAGGAGACGTTCTCATTTTCGACAATATCAATATGCGTCATGGCGTTCCAGCACTCGACAAGCCTCGTATGATGATCGGCTTTAGAAACTTCGATTTCTATCCCATGTATTTCGAAGCTCACCCAGAAGGTGGACACAATTGGATTGAACTTCCTGATAACAAAAATGCGGGATGGATTCAAGATTGTATACCAGAAGATTCAGTGATGTTACAACAAAATTTTATAACAGAATGGAAAGAGAAGGGATATGAAGAAAATGTCAGGAATTCACAACCAGCATTCTAAATGCAAACACATCTGTTTGTATGGTGGTCCAGGAGTTGGAAAATCTGGTACGGCTTCAGGTCTGTTCTCGAAAATGAAACGCAATCATATGGTCTGTGAGTACGTGACAGAGTACGCAAAGGATAGAGTGTTCTCGAAAGATTTCTTTACACTCGGTGATCAGCTTATGATCCTTGCAAAACAACATCACTCTTGGTACAAACTCGAAACGCAAGTTGAGTATACAATCAATGATGGACCATTTTTACTGTCACTGGCATATGTTCAGGAAGGTGAGCATCTCCCCATAGACACATTCACGAAACTTATCATTGAGATGTATAAATCTTATGATACTCTTAATGTGTTCTTGGAACGTGATGCAGTAAGAAATGGTTATCAACAGTACGGGCGGAATCAGACACTTGATGAAGCAATCGAACTAGACAACAAAATCAAAAGAATATTAAATGACAATGATATACCGTACGTCACGGTAAAAGTTGGGAAGAAAACAATCAAAAACATTTTCAAAATCATCAAGGAACTAGAAGATTCTTAACGAATTTTAAACTAGTTTTAACAATTCTTGAGGTATACTCATTAAGAAAGGAAAGGAAATTCGAATGCATATAATCAACGGTAACACAATTAATGAAATCGCTCTAAAATCATGGAATTTGATTTTCAACACTGGAAATACTTCAACAAATCGCAATGCAGCATCGCTTGGTGGAATCAACGTAGCATATGACGTATCTATACTTATGGAAAATCCACGCTCACGTCACCTCTATTTGGAAGGTCGTAAGAACAACATCTTTGCTGTATTCGGTGAAATGTTTTGGGTAATGGCTGGTCGGGAAGACACTGAATATCTAATGAACTTTATTCCACGTGCAAACGACTTCTCAGATGATGGGAAAACATGGCGTGCAGCATACGGTTCTCGATGGTATGAATATGGTCAGCTTCAAAATCTTGTAGACAAGTTCGTTGATGACGGTCTTTATACACGTCAAGCAATGTTGACTCTTTGGCATCCTGAGAAAGACACTAAAGAAATGCTTCAAGAAAAATATGGTCTCGAAAAAACAAAAGACACACCATGTAATCAGTGGTTGCAATTTTGGGTTGAATCTAAAACAAACCAGTTGAATATGAAAGTCATCCAACGTTCTGGTGATGCAATCTGGGGTACATTGAATATAAATCTTCCTGAATTCTCATTTTTGCACGAATTCGTCTATCAAATGGTAAAACAAACGTACCCAGAAGTAAAGCTCGGAGTGTATCATCACAGCGTAACAAACTTCCATATCTATGAAGCAACAGCTCAACAAGCAAAGGATGCAATCGCAATCAAATATGACGGCAATTTTACTGAAAATGTAAAAAGAGCAGTGTTTCCAACAACTGTAACAAAAATGAAGCAGTTCTTCAACAACATCTGTGAAATTGTAGTGGATGAAAATCCTAATGCATATGATCGTATTCGTAACATCTTCAACTTCTTCGAAGTTCCAATGGAAGACAATATTGTCTATGATTACGTAATCTTCACAAGAGTTTGGATGGCTTCTAAACGTGCTGGATACAAAAATGCAACGAAAGAAGAAAATGAAATCAGTGTTCCAGCTTTCTGTAAAACATCAAAGGATTTGATGGTTGCTATCGAAAATAGTCAGTTCAGAAACTTTGTTATTAGAGACAACGGGATGACAGTCAATACTATGTATTGAAAGGAGAGAGAGATATGATAGCATTAACTGGTATCAGTGGTAGTGGAAAAGACTACCTTGTTTCATATTTGGTGAATGAACTCGGGTACACTCGAGTATCATTCTCAGACCAACTTAAAGAAATCTCCAATATGATATATCCATGGTTAGAAAAAGACTACCCACCAATTGTGAAAGAACAGCCTCTCGATGTGACAACTTCCATTGGTGAACACATTACGAAAACGCCACGCCAAATCTGGTTGAAACTCAATATGCTCAGAGATATTGAAGATGGCATTTTCATCCGAATGTTGGAAGAAAAACTGGTAGCAATGGGGAGCCCCGACAAAATTGTAATTTCTGATATCAGACCTCAACTTGAATGGGACTGGTGCAAGAAAATGGGATTCACTACCATCTACATTGATCCATTGAAATTGATCTATGAACCAAACGATTTCGACAAGCAAGTTCTCACATATAAAGACCAAGCTGATTATGTTTTCGAGAACGATTTTAAAGGATTAAATAAATTTATACAATTTATGAAGGATGTGAATGAAAACAAAAAGGGAAGACATCCATTATTGTGATGTTGACATTTACAAAATCCGTATGGCTAAACCAGAACTGAATGAGGATATCGTAAGGCTTCATCACTTGTACCTTACAGAACGTCACGAAATTTACAAGAAAAAAGAAATCGAAAAAGTGCCTGCTCCATGGACAGAAGACGAAGTGTTCTTGAACTATCGTTTTACCAATATCCGTAGAGAACTTGACCGTGAATCGAAATGGCTGATCCAAAATGTTTGCGAGGTGGACATTCCGTTGAAGGACAAAATCCTCAACTGTATTTTGTTTAGAACTTTCAATAAGAGCGAAACATCAAAACTGATTAACATGCCAATCATCGACATCGAGAACATAGATCTTGAATACTACAAACAGATTTTTATCGCTAAAGCGAAAGCTGACCCAGCTTATGTTTTCTTTACACCAGCTTTCATGACTGGTGGTCTTAAGAAAGGAAATGCATTTAAGAATGCTCCATACGTTAGAAGGACGGCAACAATTATCGACGCCATAGGCAACGTAGTCCGCACTGGTGAGTATATCGACTGTCGTGATTTCGTAAATGAAAACGATGGATATGATATCGTTGACTGGGAAAAGAATATTCCAACACGTATGTTACGTTTCGTACAGCGTGAAGCTAATGATGGACTCGTTGACGACATTCTAAACGCAAAAGACCAAAAGACTGTATTTGACCGTTTGACTACAATCACTGGTCTTGGAGCTTTCTTGGCATATCAAATCTTCGTCGACTTCACATATATTCCTGAATTCAAATTCAGTGAGAATGAATTCGTTGTTTCTGGTCCTGGATGTTCACGTGGTCTTGACATGTACTTTAAGAATAGAGATGGAATGAACTACGAGGAAGCATTATTCTGGTTACGTGACAATCTTGAAGGGGTGTGGAAGCAATATGGATTGCAATACTATCCAGAAGAGCTGTTTGATCACCTTGAAGAATTTGACAGAAACTACAATGTCATGATGCTAGAAAATAGTTTTTGCGAGCTACAAAAACTAGTCAAAGCAAAAACTGAAACTGGTCGTCCTCGTAACCGTTATACACCAACGCCGACTAAACAAGTTAACAAAACTACATTAGAAAATTTCTTCTAATCTAAGGGTCGTAAATATCATGGATATTCATAAACTGAGAATAACTCCAGAAAAATTGGATAGATTGTCTCAAGCTGAACTTGAGTATGTCATCCAATTGATAGACGAACACACTACAAATTACTCTTACGCTGCAAGAAATTACCCTCCTGAACGTCATGAAAAATACTCTGTACCATACTTGAAATTGTGGTCAGCTTTTAAATTGAAAGTGCTAGCTAAAGTTTAGCTGTAATTAATGTTAATTAGAGTATAATAAAAATATTAAAAAAAGGAAAGAAGTATGTGTGGAGTAGTAGGTGTAACCCTAACCAACCCAACTGCCGATGATTTGCAGTTAATTAGAAACGTATTCATGGAAACTCAGATTCGTGGAAAACATGCTTCTGGCATCGCTTGGTATAATGGTGTCTCTCTTGAGATGATCAAGGATGGAGTACCAATTTCAGTTCTATTGAAAAGCATCGATTTCGGTAACATGATGTACGTTTCTCAGGATGACCGAACATTAAAAATTTCTTGCATTGGTCACATTCGCTATAGCACTTCCGATATTCACTATCATCAACCACTCGGTCATTCAGACTTTGGATATATCGTCCACAATGGGGTCATTACACAAGAAGACCCCTCCTCATGGAACGAAACGTACGGATATGAATGTGAAACAAAGAATGACTCGGAATTGATCTATCATACAATCAAAAGTGGAAAACATCCTCTTGAAGAATTCCCAACAGCAAGTATCAGTGCACTTAGCATCGACACTTATGGAAATATTGTTTCGTATCGGAATTCCCTTAGACCTCAGTGGAAATACGAAAAAGAAAATGGCATAATTTACGCAAGTACTAAAAATATCCTTCTTAGAGCAGGAGCTGAGCTAGCCAAAATTTCGATGGTTCAATCACCGTTCGAAGAAAAACAAATTCGACATATGGAGTTAGATTATGCAGAAACGCATTGATGATTTCAAGACATATTATACTCTGTCACAATCGGTAAGGGACGTTGATCCTAGTATCTGGATGTCGAATTATATCGTTGATCGGATGGAATTGAATCAAGAACAGATTCTTTGGTTTTGCTTTCTTTCTTCTATTACGTATCAGCTCCCAACAGCGTATATGATTATCAACGAGTATCCTGACCTCGAAAATGTAGGTGAAGACCGTTTACGTCACTGGTGGAATGAAGTTCAAGGATCTTGTCCATTTCAGAATGACAAATTGAAGCAACGTAAATATCTTCCAGCAAGCGTCATCTCATACAAGCACCTTGTGAACGGTTCACAAGTCGAATATTTCAAGAGTGTTCTAACAGATAATCCAAATGAGAATTTCAATATCCTTCTTAAGATTGGATATGATAGTATAGAACATTTCGGTCGGTTCAGTATCTGGAACTGGGCTCAGATGTTGAAGCAAGTTGCTCATCTACCCATTGAACCAGACACATTATTGCTCGGTGATAGCAACTCAGAATCTCATACTCATGGAATTTGTTATGCTCTTGGGAAAGACGATTGGGCTAAGAAAATTCGTTATACGGATGAAGCGACGGGAAAGCGTAAAAAAGAGGTTCATAAATTCACAACTGAAGATTGTAAGTATCTTGAAGATGAATGTAAGGAACTGATATTATCGTTGAAGGCTCAGGGGGATGTACCTGTAGACAATTTTTATATTGAGACCATTGCGTGTGCATATAAGAAATTGTTCAGGGAAAACGATAGTCGTTACATCGGATACTATCTTGACCGCCAGGCAGAAGACATTATAAAAACTTCTGCTAACTGGCAGGGAGTTGATTGGGACTTGCTGTGGCAGGCACGTAAAGAAATGATTAGACAGGATTTGCTGAACACTGCTGTTGACACTTCTAAATATAAATGGACTTATGAGAAAAAGTTCAGTGAAGTTGGTTCTAGCAAGAGTTTAAGCGATTTCATGTATTAAAAAAATATGCGGAGTATTCAGAATATGACAAACTTATTTGACAACATCTATCTTCTCACTCGAGAAGATGTAGAAAGAACAATCCCATACTCTTCTCACAGAAAGGCTATGGTAAATGCAATGAACAGTCTCTGGGTTCGGTTCCAAAATTATGAGAAATTCCCCCCAATTGCAGTCGTTGACGAAAATGGTCAAGTTATGGCGATTGCCATGATTACACACCTCAAAAATAATGACATCAACTTGTATGATATCGTATCATTCAAACCAGGAGCTGGGACAACTCTTTGGAAAGCTATTCTAAAGATTTACTCGGAGAAAGGTGCTAAGAATATCAAGTTCAGAGCATTGAAGAGTGCATTGCGTTTCTACAGCAATAAGGGTATCTATTACTGGGGATTCGATGGAAAATCGTATACAGTATTTCAACCGTTGTTTGGGACAATCGAAGAAATGAAAAATTGGCAGAATGACTTCTTGAAGAATCCTATCGTGCTGAACAGAACGTCTCTCGAATTCAAAGCACCACCAAAGAAATATACAAGAGAGATTATCGACCAAATGGAAAGTTTAGGTGAAAATTTCTACATGCGGTACAAAATCAAAACGCTCAAGGAACACTCATATGAGTAAATTTATCTTTCTAGATACCGAGACTGCTCGGCTCCTGAATGAAATCAAACTAGAAGACGACATTATCATCCAGCTGTCTTACATTGTTATCGATGAAGATGCAGGTGGGTTTAAAAATCCAGCATTCATCGCTGACGTTAAAACAGACCCCTCCTGTAATATTTCATTCACAACCATGACTGTCCACCACACTACACAAGAAATGTTGGAAGGACGTCCGAATGTAAAGAAAACACCTGAATACAAGTATCTGAAAGAACTTGTTGAATCTGGAGAATATGTATTCGTTGCTCATAATGCTAGCTTCGATATTCAGGTTCTTAAAATGGTTGGGATTGATATAACGAAATATTGTGATGTAATCGATACACTCAGAATTTCTGAAATTATCAATGACCAAACTGGATTGCAACTAGAAATGAACAAATTGCGATATCTTATCTACTATTATGGTCTATATAAGAAAAAACAAAAATTGTGTGATCTTTACGGATTGTCTGACAAGAACACTTATCACGAAGCAATCAGTGATATCTTGGACTTGATCCTCGTATACTTGCATTTCAAGAACGAATTTAAGGCTACAAATGAACACATGTTGTATCTTAGTAACAATGCCGTGAAACTTAAATACGTTCCATTCGGAATCAACAGGGGTAAACTGTTCGAAGATTTGAGTTACAACTCATTGAAATGGTATTCAGAAACTGACAATCCAAACGTAGCATATACTGCTAGCCTTTACATTTAATAGGAGAAATTATGTTTAAAGATTTTAGAACAATGTTAGATGCTCAAGAGGCTCTAAATAGCAAATATAATCCAACGTGGAGGGAAAGTGTTGTTATCGAACAACAATTGAGTGCAGCATTCACTGAATTGGCAGAGTGGTTCGAAAGTGCTCCTAGAAGCGGAGGTGTAACAACTAATGGTATTCGTGGATGGAAATTTTGGAAGAGAAATCTTGAAGATGATCACCAAAACAAACGTATCGAAGTAATCGATGTATGGCACTTTATGATGAGTGTATGGTTGTATCTCGGTACAAAAGATGATGTAGAACATTTTGTCAGTAAATATAATTACTGTGCAAACAATGAAATGTCACCATTGAAGAAAATTCATCTTTATCAAGCGAAGTTCACAATGCACAGCATGGAAGAAAATCTTGAGAAAAGTGTCTTCGCTGGGATGACATTGTTGAAATATTTGATGGATGAAACTGACATGACTTGGAGTGCTCTCGAGAACGGGTACTTCGTAAAAAATCAATTGAACCATGCTCGTGTTGATGGTGGGTACCAAGATGGACACTACACTAAACACGACGAAAATGGAAATGAAGATAACGCTTCCCTAAATGTATGATATTAAATAATCTTCAAAAGGATTGTAAATGATCAAACTTGTAAATGAAATATTCACTGATATGTTCTGCTCGGCTCCAATGCGTCCAGAAGGATGTTCAAAGGGAATGAATCTATGCTGTCTTCTTTGCGATGACAGACATATGTGTATTGCATCTAATCGCAATCGCAGTGTAGTTCCGTGTTCTCCAGAACATTTTGACGATGAAGAGAAATGTGAATTTCTCTCTTAAAAAGGAAAATTAACCTTACTATAAGAATACATGTAGTATAATACTACTATATCTAAAGTAGTAAAAGGAATTGAAATGTCAGTAGTAAAAGGTAATGGTCTTAAAGCAGTTGGAGAATTGTTCCCAAGAAATAAAATCGCAACCCCTGCCGTTGGATCAAAAGATTCTGAATTCGCAAAAATCGAAGGTTCTATTTTGACCTACAAAGATAAGTGTTATGAAATTTCTGCAGTATCCCCGTTAGGTGTTCTTGTGTTGGAAACTGATGAACTAACTCAATTTTCTAAAATGGGTGACGAATTTCCATTGGTAATGGTGCGCTAATGTCAGGGAATATCGACGAAATACTGGACTGCAATGACACTTATGTCTTAGTCGATTATTCTCACCTCTCATTCCGTAATTTATTCATCGCTAAAGTTGAAATCGAAAAATCAAAACAAAGTATGTGGAGTATTCCATCTAACATTGAAGAATATCCAAAAATTATCCCAGATAATGAATTGAAAAGTTCGATGGTGATCGACATGTATTACCATTTAATGTTCAAAAGCTTGATCAGCATCAAGAAGCTCGCTAGCGTAAAATCCAATAAAGTTGTTTTGTGCATCGATGGAAATTCTTGGAGAAAGAAATTTTACCCAGCGTACAAGGCTCATCGAAAAGCCAAACGTGACAAAGAAAAGGATATATTCGATTGGACTGAATTTTTCAAGGTTACAGACGAATTGCTTCGCATCTTGGAAGTTACAACAAAGATTAGAATTCTAAGATCTAATGGTGCTGAAGGAGATGACTCCATTTTCGTTCTTTCAGAACATCTTTCTAAAAAGAACATAAACAGCATCATTGTTTCTTCGGATAAAGATATCAAGCAAGTCTTGCGTCAACGGCACGTTCAAATGTATGACCCAATCAAGAAAGAATACATAGTTGACTATGATACGAAATCGTTGTTGCATCACGTAATCCTAGGAGACAGTGGCGACAATATTCCTTCAATCAAAGAAGGCACCGAATATGATGCTGCATTCTTGAAACATTTGAAAACTTCTGGTATTCATCTTTCTAATGTAGAAGACGTAGAGAAACTTGAAGTGTTTGGTGAAGTTTTAGGAAATTATACAGGTAAACTCGTATACAAAAAAGCAAGATTTGGTACGGTCGGTGCTCAGAAGATTGTTGACGCTAGCAACATTCGAGAGGTTCTTCGTGAAAACAAATTATATCTCAAGAACTTCAGACGTAACCGTAAGTTGATTGACATGCGTAAAATTCCATATGATATCAAACAGGATATCATCCGTGTATTCGATGAACATGAAGAACGAAAGAATGATTTATTTACGCTTCAAGACTGGTTGGTATCACATAAATGCAAAGATGTTCTTAAAAATGTAAGTAGCATTTTATTGTAACATTAACTCATTGCTCTTATAGAATTTTAAGAAACTCTATAGTATACTATCTCAAATATATAAAAAATTCGAGGTATGAGAAATGTATCCGTATCCAAACATGTTCACATCGCAAACGTACAAAAGTAAAGAACGTCCACAAGTCGGTGATCCTTGTACAATGTTTAGTTACTCTGATCGTAAACCAGGAACTATCAAAGAAATTTCTGGAAAAACAATTATCGTCGCAGCAGACGATTGGGTTCGTATCGACAAACTTGGTATGTCCGATTGCCAAGAATATGAATATACAACAAATTTGAACAATGCTACATATGAGTATACATTGCGCAAAAATGGTAGTTGGGTTCGAAAAGGATGCAACATGTGGGATTCAAGGGGGTTAATCATCGGATTCAGAGAACGTTATCACGATTTTACATTTTAAGAAAGGCAGAGTATGAATATCGATACTGAACACTACGCCCTAACATGGGTTGGAAAAACCGAAGCCAAAAAGATAGCCCAAACGCCATCTGCGGGAACCCTTCAACCTTGTAAAGATGAGTCAAAAGATTGGGATACGACCAAAAACCTTTATATCGAGGGGGATAACTTAGAGGTGTTAAAACTTCTTCAAAAGTCGTATCATAAAAAAATAAAGACGATATACATTGACCCACCATATAACAAGGGAAAAAAATTCGTATACAACGACAATTTCCGCAATCATTCTAATTGGCTCAACATGATGTATCCACGCCTCAAGCTTGCTCGTAATCTTCTTAAAGATGATGGTGTGATTTTTATCAGTATCGATGATAATGAAGTGGCGAATTTGCGGTTATTGTGTGATGAGATATTCGGAGAAAAGAATTTTATTAGGAATGTTATTTGGGAGAAAAAATATTCACCTGCAAATGATTCAAAAGTTATAAGTGATACACACGACCATATTTTAGTATATGCTAAAAATATATCCGAATGGACAATGAAACTCTTACCAAGAACAGAAGAGATGAATAAAAGATATTCTAATCCTGATAATGATTCAAGGGGGGCATGGAAGCCTGGATGTTTATCAGCAAAAACTTATAGTTCTAAATATGATTATCCTGTAGTTACTCCATCTGGAAAAACAGTTTATCCTCCAACTGGTAGTTGTTGGCAAGTTTCGCAAGAAAAACTTGAAATGTTAATAAGCGATAATAAAATATATTTTGGAAAGAAAGGCGATGCTAAACCTCAAATAAAACAGTTTTTAACTGATGTTCAGGATGGAGTAGTTTCTAAAAGTATATGGAAATATGATGAAGTTGGACATAATCAAACATCCAGAAAAGAGTTGACAGACTTATTTGATGGAGAGTTTTTATTTGACAATCCTAAACCTACGACATTGATAGAAAGAATATTTGATATTACAACATTTGCTGAAAATGATATTGTTTTAGATTTTTTTTCAGGCTCAGGTTCAACAGCCCATGCGGTATTAAAATATAATTTAAAGCACAATTTAAATCTGCATTTTATTCTTATTCAGATTCCTGATAGAGTAACTGTAAATAGTGTTGCAGAGCAAAAAGGATATAAAAACATATGCGAAATAGGAAAAGAGCGCATCCGACGGGCAGGGGATAAAATTATCGCCGATAGCCCTAATAAAGATTTATCGGGACTCGATACTGGGTTTAAAGTCTTCAAAATATCATAAATTTACATTTTAAGAAAGTTAAGGAAAAGAACATGGCACGTAAACCAAAACAAGTGATCGAAGCAGCAGATATGAATGAACCTGCAGCACAGGAATTATTGACCTCTATGGCGAAAGACATTATCGCTGTTGAAGACAAAGTTATTGCACTGAAAGAAGAAATTGCTGAAATTATGAAAACAGCGAAAAATGAAGGATTCAATCCTAAAGCGGTCAAAGTTGCAATCAAGCGTTATCGTGAGTATTTGAAAGGTCTAAAAGATAGCGAAGTAACTCTTACAGAGTCTGACATTTACTTTGATGTCCTAAAAACATCTTTGGCTTAATATGTTCCATAATGTCTAAAAAATATATCCAAGAGCATTTTATCTCTCTATTACCATTGGATGGATATAAAAAGCTATCATCTACCAAAATAAACTGCAGATGTTTCATTTGTGGTGACAGTAAAACAAACAAACGTAAAAAACGTGGATTCTTCCTATGGAACAAACGCTACGATACATACGTATTTACATGTCACAACTGTGGTGCTTCTACAAATTTCAATAATGTCTGCAAAACATATGCTCCATCACTATATGAACAGTACAAAATAAAAGAACGTGAAGAAAATTTCAATGCGTTCCTTAAGACACAACGAGAGGAAGTAGAAGACTACGATGACGATGTAGTTGGGATCAGTATCCTACCCGATGGTTCAAGAAAATGCATCGATGTTCCTGAATGTCTCGACAAACTTATTGAACGTAAAGTTCCAATGATGTTCATAAAGAAATGGATGTATCATAAAGACTTTGGTCTTGTAGTTCCATTCGAACTTGACGATGAAGACATTTACGGTTGGCAAGCTAGACAACTGAAAGAAAAAGTTTTTCATATTGAATTACCAGAAGAAAATTATAAGATTTGGAATTGGTATGGTGTAGATAAAAAGAAACCTGTTTTTATATGTGAGAGTATCATCGATGCTACCATGTTGTATAGAATTGGCTATCAAGCTATTGCAATTCTTGGTTCTGATATTGAAACAAGAGCGATAGAAGAATTATCTGAACCGATTTTTATTTTTGACAACGATGAAACTGGGTTTAAAAAGTTGATTAAATATTCTAAAGCCTTCAACCAGGCTAAGTTTCTCCAATTCGACAAAAGAATCAAACAAAAAGACCTCAATGAAATCGTGAAAGATGGTATACCAGACGACAAGCTCAAAAAGTTTATCGACACTCACATCAAAACAGGATTTCAAATTCAAGTAGAACTAAAGCTCTCACAAATATTGTAAAATAACCCAAAAATTGGTCAGCTTAATCTTTCTGTTATGGGTAAATCCTTAAAAACTAACGAAACGAAAGGATCTTAAAAAATGGATTTAAAAGGGAAAAAGAAGGTTCTATCGCTTTTTTCTGGCTGTGGTGGTATGGATTTAGGATTAGAAGGCAATTTTCAAGTCCATAAAGCTTCAATCAATGAATATTTACACCCTAATTGGATTCAAAAACAAATTAACGAGCACTTCGTTCAGTTAAGCCCTACCCCCTTTGAAACAGTTTTTGCGAATGATATTTTATCTTCCGCAAAAATGGCGTGGGTTCCATTTTTTCAAAAGAGGGGCAGGAATCCCGAAGTTTTTCATAGTGAAAGCATAGTTGATATGGTCAAAAAAGCAAAAGAGGGGGCATTTGCCTTCCCTCCCGACATAGATATTGTAACTGGTGGATTTCCTTGTCAAGATTTTAGTATCGCAGGAAAACGTTTGGGGTTTCAATCTCACAAAAGCCATAACGGGTGTGATATTTCTGACCCTACAACCGAAAATCGTGGAATGTTATATATGTGGATGAAAGAAGTTATCGAACTTACCAAACCTAAAATTTTTATAGCCGAAAATGTTAAGGGGTTAGCTTCTCTTGGAGAAGTTAGGAAAATTATTGAAAACGATTTTCGCTCCATCGATGAAAATGGATATTATGTATTACCTTCAAGAGTATTGAATGCGGCGGATTATGGAGTTCCCCAAGGAAGAGAGCGTATTATTTTTATTGGTTTGAATAAAAAATATTTACGACCAGCTATACTCGCTATGATTGAAAATGGTACTCTTGATGAGAGTGTGAACCCTTATCCGTCGCCAACACACGCTTGCACACCTTTAAATAAAAGCAATCTGTTAAAGCCATATATGACGGTTTCGCAAGCATTCGAAAATTTACAAGAGCCTGCGCAATCAAGCGACCCATCTCAACAAGTGTATTCAAAGGCTAAATTTTTTCCAAAAACACAGGGTAATACTGAAGTGAATTTACAAGGTATTAGCCCAACAATTCGAGCAGAGCACCACGGAAACATTGAATTTCGTAGATTATCAGAAGAAAATGGTGGTAAAAATTTCGATGAATTGAAAAAAGGCTTACAAGAAAGACGCTTAACCGTTAGAGAATGCGCAAGACTTCAAACATTCCCCGATAATTACGAATTTGTTAAAAATAAAAAGGAAGCATATCCATTGTCGGCTTCCAGTGCCTATAAAGTTATTGGTAATGCCGTTCCACCTCTTTTGGCGTATAATTTGGCAAAGCGTATTGAAAAAGTATGGGATGACCTATTCCTTAAAAACTAACAATTAATAACGAAAGGTTCTTAAAAAATGGGAAAAGCTCTCACAAATATTGTAAAATGTAAGGATTTGAATGTGGAAAAATTAAATGATGTAAAAATCGTTGTATCTCAGGACAGTTATCAAGATCCATCTAATTGTATGGTCAATAACTGGATGTTGCAACGGTTCTCATTTTCAGTTGTTCAGGTACAATGTACAAAAGACAACTTCTGGAAATATATTGAAGAGCTAACTGGTAAGTTCGGAGAAGAAAATATCAGCTCCAACAAATTCGAAATATCACCAACAAATCGCCTTTACTATGTACATGAAATGAACGACAAATTCATGATCGTCGGTGATGTTGGGTTCGGTGAATTATTTACTGTGAACATTTACGGTAATACAATTGAAATGACTGCCCACCTTTATGAAGTTTTCAAAGAATATGAACACGAAAACGATGATGTAGATATTCAATTGGTGCATGTTGGCATTCAAGGTGGGAAGCTAGTCGAAAACACTACTCGCTTAAAACCAAAAAATTTCGAAGATGATATTGCTGATTTCTATCCATATATTGATACAGATGCAATGTTCGAACAATTTGTTAGAAGCAACGAAAACATTCTTGTTCTGATTGGTCCTCCAGGAGTCGGTAAAAGCCGTCTTGCAAATATGTTTATGCGTTGGATGCTTGATCATGCTGATATTTGCACTGAATTGAAAATGCAAGACAAACAATTCGAAGATTATGATGACGATGAAAAGAACATTTCGTTCAGCGTTTCATACGTTAAAAACGAAGAAATTCTTGCTATGGATGAGTACTGGGCAAGGCTTACAAAAACTACACATGCTCTTGTTTTCTTGGATGATACTGACTATTCAATTACGTCTCGTCAAAAACAAATCAACGGTGTAGAGGATTTGACAAAGAACAAATTCCTTTCCCAACTCTTGAGCTTTACCGATGGTATTACTAAAAACAATACCAAATTCATTATAACCACCAATATCGAGGTTGATGATATCGATACAGCAGTATTGCGTAAAGGTCGTACATTCGACATCTTGCGCCTCAGATATCTCAACGAAGAAGAAGCAAGAACAATTTGGAAGAAACAAGGATTCGAACTTGAGCACTATTTTGACAATATTGTAGAAGGCGATGTACCAGCGTGTGATCTTGGGTCGGCTATAAATAAAGAAAAGATTCGCTTACAAAATGGTTCAAGTAAACAACAATCTTATCTGAAAGAAGATGGTATCAGTATCTTGAACTGTAACGGTACTACTTCTGTCGGATTTCTTTAAAAAAGGAGAAAGAAATGATTTCAAGAAAAAAATTTGATCCAAAAAATATTTCAGTAACAGAGATAGATAACGGATTTAATATCAATTATAAAGATGGATTCAACTTATTCTTTGGGGAAGCAAATCTTTATGACTTAACTTGGTACAATCCCCAATTTAAAATTGAGCTAGTAGAAAGATTAATCCAACGCACTCTTGAATATATTCAAGAGAACCCAAATCCAAATAAGGAAAAGTTATAATGATTGATGTAAAAATCGATAACGTCTTAAAAGACGACAAATTTGTTGTGGCTATCTGCAATGATGGTGAAGTTGAAATGTATATCCCATTCAGAGGAAACTCTTTGGATATCATCCGTTCAAAATTTAAAATCAATGTAGCAAAGAAATATACAACTACAGACATCCATGTAATCCAAAATGCTGTTTTTGCGCATCTTGGAATCACTGCGTCAGCAACTGAGATTGAGGTGTAATTACACCTCAATCTACTCCTCTTTAAATAACCTTATATACAATTGTAAGGTTGAAACTTCATTGGCAAAATTCAAACAAGGTATCTTTACACCAACATATCCAGATAAATGGTATGGTAAAAAACAGATTGTATATAGAAGTTCATGGGAAAAGATATTTATGATATACTGCGATAAAAACAGTGCAGTAACTAAAGTTGCATCAGAAGAAGTTGTGATATCATATTATTTTGAATTAGATCAAAAAGTCCACAGATATTTTCCAGATTTCTTAATGGAATATACTGACAAACATGGAAATATAAGAACAATCATGATCGAAATTAAACCACACATAGAAACAATTATGCCTGTCAAGAGACGTGGGCAATCTGAAAAATCATTCGTTGATAGAATGGTAACATATCAGAAAAATCAAGCAAAATGGGAAGCTGCAAAGAAATGGTGTGATGAAAAAAATATAACATTCAGTGTCATGACAGAATATGATCTTGGAATCAAGAAAAGGACATAAAGGATGATTATAACAAAAAGGATGATCCTCGAAGGAGATACATTCACGAAGGACATGACAAAAGCTAATCAAGAACGGTTTTTGATTGCATCAAAATCATTGGCATTTAGAAAATATATTCAGCCAGGTAGTTTTGTTGCGTTTGAATATGATCCTCTCACAAAAGAAACATTATTATTTTGGGACAAAAATCCTGCAGTAATAGTTCTTGGTATTAGAAACTCTAGAATGCTTGGGCTGAATTTACACTTTGTACCATTCAACATGAGAAAACTTATCGTTGAATACGTCCTAAAAAAGAATGCTTCTAATATCAAATTAAATAAACCCATAAGCATCAATTACAAAGAAATGAAATCTTTCCTCAAAGCAATTAAGGCTACAATCTGCATAAGATTGTATATCATTAGTCGTATGAAGGACAGAATGACAATTGTTCGTTCTCATCGTGACTATATAATTGGAGCAACTGCATTAAAGACAGATAAAATTTACAAAATGACATCTGATCAAATTTACAAGCTAGCACTTGGAAAATCGTATAGTTCCAAGAAAAAAGTTGGTCAACGTAAAACTGATAGAGCTCAGAAGAAAAAAGCTCTTAAAACGTAGTCTTAAATAAAGATAAGAAATCCAATAATAGGGCAATAAATGAGTTGGTTATCAGAAACACTTAAAAAACCATTTTTCAAACAGGATACAGACATATCTAATCTTTCAACCATTGACGCTACAAAAGTTGAAGACATGCTCGGTTCTGATTTGGATATGAGTCAATTGTTTACACCAAATATGGTGAGTTATGACAGAAAAACCAAAGATCTAACAAACGCACAATGGATCAAATTATACAGAAATCTTGCTTCCTCTGCAGAAGCGTCTGTTATCATCGATGAAATTATCAATGAATTCTATTCAGGAGTAAATGAGAATAATCCAGAAATTACAGTAGACAAATATGAAATCCCCTCTTCATTGAACAAGAAAATCGAAGAAGCATTCTTAAAAATCGTTAATCTTGTGGATTTTAGACGTAATGGGCAAGGTCTTTTTAGACATTGGTATGTTGACGCTCATTTGTTTTTGGAATGTATCTATGACGAAACCAAAATGAAAGAAGGTATCAAGCATATTGCTCGTCTTGACCCTCTTGGAATGACAAAACAATTTGATGAGAAAACTAGAAAACATAAATACAAATATGTAAATGGTACTGCTGGGTTCTTCGGAAAGGACAGTGCATCATTCTTGTATGATCCTGAACAAATAGTTTATATCAATAGTGACTTGAAAAACGAAGAAGGTAAGATCATCAGTTACATTCACCCTGCATTAAAAATCTATAATCAAATGCAGACAATCGAAGACATGCTTGTTGTTTACCGCATTACTCGTGGGTCTGAAAAACGTGCCATCAAGGTAAACGTAGGTAACATGCCAAAAGCCAAAGCAGTTACATATATGTCTGAATTGGTTAACAAATTCAGATACAAAAAATCATATAACTCACAAACTGGTACTGTAGAAAACAATTCTCATATCGTTGCTGTTACAGAAGACATCTGGCTTCCAACTAAAAACAGCACAAAAGATATCGAAATTGATACACTACAAGGTGGTATGCAACTTGGTGAACTTGATGATTTGAACTACTTCAGAAATAAATTATTGTTTACACTGCGTGTTCCTTCAAACAGATTCAGTGAAGATGGAGGTTCTTTCGATATCACTGCTACTGAAATTAACAGACAAGAAATGCGTTTCATGAAATTCATTGCTGGGCTACGTTTAAAATTCAACGAAATGTTCATTGAACTTCTTCGTAGAGAATTGCTTGCTACTGGTGCAATGAATGATGATGAGTTCTATAAACTACGTCCACATATTATCATTAAATATCCAGGAGAAGGTGCTTTCCTCAAAAAAGAATTTAATTCACTTTTCAAAAGTAGACTT